AAGTTTATGAAAAGTGAAACAGAAGTAACTGAGTCTACTCCAATCGTAACTGACGAGCGCATGGAAAAAATAAGTCAACCTGAAATAGTATCTATGGCCAATCATGGAGATGATCATGCAATGATCATAATCAGAACAGAAGAAGGCGAAGAACTTGAATTAAGATTTGATTTTGACGGAGATGGAATGCTAACCGCTCATCACGGTGATCACGAGTACTCTATTCCAGTAGAAGTTGATTACGTTGAGTCAGACGATGATGATTTTGAAGATGCTCCAGAAGGAGACGACCGATTCAATGAAGCAAAGGCCTCTCGTAAAAAACAAGCTAAGCCTGATTTTTTAGATGCAGATAAAGATGGAGACAAAAAAGAATCATTTAAAAGCGCAGCAAAGTCAGCAAAGGCTGCTGGTACTTTTGAGAGTTTTGTAATCAATGAATGTTGGAATCCAATGGAAGAAGGTTATAATCCAGCAATGTCAGAAGAAGCTAAAAGAGCAATAAAAGCACTCTGCGAGGATCTTTTAATAAATGAAGCTCAAATGTGCGATGAAGATTATGATCAAATGCACACTTACGAGAACTATCTAAACGAATGCGGTTCTTACATGACTGAGTGCATGATGGAAGCTGCCGCTGCTTTAAAAGTAGACTAATCTTAACTACAATATTAACTAAAGCCCGGTTATCGGGCTTTTTTTATTTGTGCAGGCCAGTGAATAAATAATCAATATGAATACTACTAATCATAAATATAAGCTATCAGCTGGTGAAATTACTGTCCCAGCCGACTCGTTTAATCAAAGAACCGATATGAATATTCAGCCAAGTCCAATAGGTATCACGATAGGTGGTGCCCCGAATCACTGGTTGAACACGGCTCCACTCTCTAAAAGAGATATGAAGTCTAATACTACTCCACTTGGAGCCAATCCTAAATCACATACGATTTTACGATTTGACGAGTATACTAATGAAAATAAATAATAAAAAGTAATTACCATGAGTAACAAAATTTTAAATTTCGATGAATTTGCTAAAGGCTCAAAAATGAGCGATCCTAAGACCGCTCTATCTGTTAAGCCAGCTGATCCTATTAAAAAGGAAAAGACTATTGACCAAGTAAAGAAAGCTGACCTAACTCACCCAAAGATTACTGAACCTGATTACACAAAAACGGTTAAGAATCCAATTCAGGAGAGTTCAGCAGATACTCAAGCAGAAATTGATGCAATTAATCAAACTAAAGAACTTAGAAAGCAATTGGCAACAGTCGATAATGATGTTGAGAAGCTTGCTATTCTGAGCCGAATCAAACAGATTCAACAACAAGTTGAGCAAAAAGCGAAAGCTTCAAAATCAATCTAAAATTAACTAAACCAAATGACTTTAGAAGATTTAGTAATCGATATTGAGAATGAGTTGACCTTTGCTAAGGCCTTACCATACTCGATTCCACAACAGGAGATTAAACGTATTATCGCTAATGCTGAAAGATATTTTTATGATAACTGGCGACATGCAGTAGAGCCTAGGTACTTACTAATTCCTCAAGTAGTATTTAAAGCTGATGCATTCAAACGTGATAGAGCTATTCAATTACCAGATTGCGTTGGTTTTGTGCATGAAGTTAGGGAACCAAATGGCGGAGGTTCAATGTTTGGAACAATGGATGCGGATTTTGCAGATAACAAATTTATTGGATCTGAAGTTTTTTTAACTCCTTTTATTGGCGAATCAATTATGTATAGAACTATTATCTTCTCTTTCTTGGATCTTGTAAAAGGATTCACAATTGATACATTTGCATACAACTATAATAAGAACAGCCGTAAGTTAACGATACTCGGAAGAACTCCAAGAGGTAATGGAATGGTGGTTCAGATAGCTAAGAAACTTGATGCTGAAGATCTCTACAATGACGAGGTTTTCCAAAGATACGTGAGAGCTAAAGCTAAATTAAGACTAGGCGATCTTTTAACTACCTTTGATTATAATTTACCTGGAGGTATAAAACCAAACTACACAAATCTAGTAACTAAAGCGGAAGCTGAATTAGCTCAAGTTATGGATATGATGAAAACTGAAAATACAGCGGACTTCTTGTACTTTGCAAGATGGTAATAATATATGGCAAATCAACCAGTAGGAAAAGATTTCTTCCTTAGAGGTCCAGGCGATCCTAACTACATTGAGGGATTATTTGAATCAAATGATTCAATTGAAAATGCTATTCAACAAATTAGAATGGTGTTGTTAACCCGTACTGGTGAAGTACTAGGAGAAGATATTGGATTTAATGCTGAGAAATACCTATTTGAATATGAATTCGCAGATCTTAGCGAAATGGAAAAAGAGGCTAATGCTCAAATTAATGAGTATGTTTCTTTCTCTAGGCCATACACAATAGATGCAAGAGCATTTACTCTTGAAGATATCGGGGACCCTTATAAAGTAGGTTTAGGTTTGGACATTAAAGTTGACGGTAAGTCAGCTTTTGCTACAATGTTTGACCTTTAATCCAGTCTAATAAATCAACACTAGGTTTCCAGCCAAGAGCCAATTCGGCTTTAGCGATATTTGATAAACTCATTCTAGGTTCAAGCCTAGCTCCGATTGATTTACGTTCTCCACCAATCACATCCATTAATTGATTTACTGTAATTGATTTACCTGACCCGATATTAATAATATCATGATATCGTTTTTGGCCCATTGCAGCTAAATTTGCCTTAACCACGTCAGACACGTGAATAAAGTCCCTAGACTGGCCACCGTCATTTGTAAAAGTTAAAGGTTTACCAGCCTTTGAATTTTCAAGAAAGATTGGAATTACTGAGCGATAAGAGCTATTTGGATTAGTACGATTGCCGTATACATTAAAGTATCTTAGACATGTTGTATGGATTCCATGAATTTCAGAGTACATCTTACAGTACTGTTCACCAATAAGTTTAGTTAGAGCATAGGTTGACATTGGCTCCGGTACAACAGTTTCCTTAGTAGGAAAAGTTTCAGTGTTTCCGTAAACTGCACTAGTTGAACTAAATACAAAACGTTTAACATCAGCAAGTCTACAAGCTTCAAGTATATTAGCAGTGCCAATCACATTAACTAAGTTATAGTCAGCCGGCCTCTCTAATGATCCCTGGACAGAAGTTAGTGCCGCTAAATGGAATACACATTCCGAACCTTTTATCATACTGGCGATCCTCTGGGGATCATCAGTAATATCATAAACTCTAAGATCAATCTTAAGATTTTTAAGATTTGATTTTTTACCAGAAGACAGATTGTCAATTACGGTTACTTTGTAACCTTCTGCTAATAGTAATTCTACAAGGTGGGACCCGATAAAACCAGCTCCGCCTATTACCGTTACTTTTGGATTCATATTACGTTATTAAAGTTGTCCTTTAGCTCCAACTTCAGAGGAAGTTTCGCCGGTTGGCGCGGTTTCTCCAGCTGGGGCAGCAGCAGCAGCTCCGCCAGCAGCGGCACCTCCACCTGCACCAGCAGAGCCTTCGCCTTTGGCTTCATCTTGTTCTGATGTTGCTTGATAGCTTTTATTCTTAGCAATCGATTCATCACTTAACTTTAAGTACTCTTTAATTAAGTACTCAGTTGAGAAGTAAGGTTTATTCTCGTCATTTACTACAGCTTTCATTGCATTAAGTGTAGCAAGACGTTTATTAAGTAATTCTTGATTCTTAATTTCCTCAAACACGTTATCATCGTGCCACGTTAAACCAACTGCATTTGCAAATTTATGGTCAGTCTTAAGATCCTTAACATCTAAACACATTTGTAAATAAAGAGGTTTAGTCATAAGCTCCTTAAAAGCAGACCTCAAACGTTTGATAAATTTATTGTAACGAATTTCCTCTCTTGAAATACCTTCAGCATTCATGGTGTAAGCACCTTGACCTTCAGACCAACGAGAATAAGGAAGTTTTGAGTCCAGCTTTAATTTATCTTGGAAGTACTTTAAAAGTTCTGAACCCGATAGGTTTGGACCAGGATATTCAAGAGCTTCAATATCGATTTTTTCTCCACGATCATTTACTGGAAGAACGTAGTTCTTATAAAATAGAATATTAGGTTTTCCATCAACACTTAATTCTCCAGTAGAACCGTCGAATGTAATATCCTCTTTTAGAGTATTGGTAAATTCCCTAACATCCTCTTTTGCTTTTTGTAATGATTTGGTTCCAACCGGGACATAAGTCTTTAAACGAATTGGAGCATTCATCGTATGCCAAATAACTTTAGAGTGTTCAATTAAACGAAGTAGATTAAATGATCTAACTAGACGTTCAACAAAACTAACACGTTTTGTTCTAAACTCATTTGAATAGGAAATATAAATGATTTGAGAATCAGTTAAGGTACGATTCATTTTATTTAATGGATCGCGTTGAGCCCATTGTAAGTAGATCTTTCCGCCAACATCCTTTTTAACTTCAGGATATAGAGTAGATGGATCCAATTCTTTAAATCCAATAATATCTTTTGGATTTGAAAGATTGTCATAGATAATTTCAAATGCCAAATGGCCTTCAATTAACCATTGGTAAAAGTATTGCCATGCAGAAATACCTCTGTCAAATCCCCATGCACTGTAAACCTTTTCAAAGTTTTCTTGGTACTTATCAATGATTTTTTCTTGATAGTTAAGACGCTGCTCCTTGTTCTTTCCACGATAGTTAATTTCTCCAACTAGGTCGTTTGGATAGCAGAATCGATTATCTTCATCAAACACAATAGCATCATCCGCGATTGTTTCAATAATGAACTCAATTTCTCCATTTGATGCAAGATCTCTAAGTCTCTCACGTTTTTGTACGTAGTCTAATTGAAAGAACGCAATTGACTTGTTCTTTAAAGAAGAGGTTGTGTCAGATAAAGCTAGAGTAGCTTTCATTAGATCATCGCCTAACGCATTGCTAAAGCCAGTTAACTGGCCTTCAATATAACCTATTGCTTGTGAGTTCTTCACAAGAAGGTCATCGTATTTCATACCAAAGCGGCTTAGTGCGGTTAAGCTTGACCTAAGGCCTCTCATTGGGTTACTGTCTAAAAATCCTGCCATTTAATTGTTTATTTTATTTCAAATAGAGAGAAGCTTGATCTAGCAGATATGGTCTTATCGGTCGAATAATTCGCTAAATGTAACTTAGGGACATCGTTCCAATCGATAAGAGTTAAGTTTCTCATCTTTTCTCTATTGTATTTATTCACCAGAAGATTGAATTTAATATCAGGAATACCGGAAATGGTCTTAATAAAGTCCGAATTCACTCGCAAGAATGGTGATACTGTTTTATTTCTAAGTCTTTCATTAAAATCGGTTAGTGTACCTTGATCATAGCACCTTTCAAGGGCAGTATCCATGATTCTTAAGTAGGTTTTAATGAACAGTTTACGTAATGGCTGGGCCATTATTTTAACATTTAGCCCCCAACCGTCATCACTTAGTGCTAAAAATATTGGGAGATTATCGTAAAACGGTCTAGTCGTTTTGT